ATGCTCTATGGAATTCTCAACTTGTAAGGGATTAATTAAAAATCTTTGTAATTTATAAATGATAGTTGGTTTTTTTTTAATAATACTTTTAGCCATATTTCTTGGAAAATTTACATTCAATCTAACCCGTGATATAATGTGGGCAGGATTTAGTGCATGTTCTCTATTATCGCTATATTTTATTTCAATTATATTAGACAATAATTACTATGTATCTTTTATTACTAGTTTTATTATTACAACACTTATAGCAGCATTATTTATATTATACAAACTCGATTATAAAAAAATTATCAATAATTTTTATGGTCCAACTAATTCATATTTTAATGGATTAAAATTTAATATAACTGGTAATTCTTCACTTTTTTTCTGGGCAATGTTTTTAGCATCGGCATTATGCATTTTTGCCATCCTTGTTTCTAGAAAAATCTATAGTAAAATGAAATTAACTCGTGGGAAAATAGGAGATGAAGGACCCAAAGGAGAAAGAGGAGAATTAGGTAATACTAGTGAGTTTTTAAATAGTAAAAATGAAATAGCATATTTAAACGTCATTCAAAAAATTAATGAAATAATAGAAGAATATAAAAAAATGAGTGTTCCTCCAATTGATTATATTCCAGGCGATGAACACCTTAAAAATATTTTTATTAAAGAGGAGATACGAAGAATTTGTTATTCTCACGAATTTAATAAAATGTACATTGAATCCATTGAAAAATTTAGAGAGTTAAAAGGTTCAGATAGAAAATGTGATAGTGAAAATAGAGCACTGAATCATACTATTGAATCAATAAAACTATTTACTTCAAAATGGACTAAATTTATTTTAAAATACAATAAAGGACTACACTTTTTAGAATCTCCATTTAGACTTAAAAGTGATTGGGAAGTACTCTATATCACAGAAGATAAAATGAAAGGATTGTCATCAAATCCATTAGAATCTCTTAATAATAAATTTAAATCTCTTGAATCCCCATGTTAAAAATAATATCTACATAAATAGTAATTATGTCTGGAACTAAAATATTTTTGATTTTAATTTCAGTATTAGGAGCATTTCTAGTACTAGCCAAAAAAATAATGGAATTAAATTTTAGAGAAAATGGAGATCGAAGTGTAAATTTAATTTTAGTTTTCCTTCTCTTAATCTCTTTTTTAACTATTGCTGGTGTAACACTTTCTTATAATATTCAACCTACAGTTAAAAAAATTATTCCTGAAAAAGGAGAACGAGGCAATAGAGGTATGCGAGGTAATTCAGGTGAAGGTGGAAAATGTGGTTTAAAATGCAACGATAATTCTTGTTATCGTAAAATATTAGATCATATATCAAATGTTTATAATATTTATTGCGAAATAAATGGATTAGAAAAACTAAAATCTGGAAGACACATTGAGAATATATATTTGAAGAAAAAAATAAAGGAAATGTGTAATTCAAGTTCCTTCTCCAATCTTCAAAACCTACATGGTATGCATAAATTAAATCTTCATGGGAAAAATAATACATCAAAAGATAAATGCGATTTGAATCGTGATTGTGGAGCATATGATTATGCCTTTCAGAAATGGACTGAATGGATTTTAATTATTTTAAAATATAAAAATGGTAAGATGTTTTTGGATAGTGAGAATATGACAGATAACAATTTTAATTCCATGATTGACTCAGTAGATATAGATGATTCGCTTGAAATAAATAAAAAATGGATTTTTGATTTAGGAACTACAGATTGCTATAAAAATGAAACTAATTCTAATTGCTTATCTTTTATAAAAATTTTAGAACCTGATGATGATAAAGAAGTTCAAAAAAAAATAATGAGCGCATTTAGAAAAACTGATTTTTACAAATTTTATAGTGTTTATGGTGTTCCCGATGCATTTAATGAATCGGTAAGAAATCTTTCTACTGAAAAACAAAAAATTACTAAATTACGTAGTCCATTCGAAGAAATTCAGGAATATGATGCTTGGTATTGGGGAGCACCTGAAATTGCACAACCTAGGGTTTTAAATAAATGCGATGCTACTAATGACTATAAACAAATAAATAGGCCTATTGATTTAGATGTAGATGAGGATGGAAAGGTGAAAAAGAATCCCAAAAAAATAAAAATAAGATTTTCAAATGATTATCATCATATTTGGTCTAATAAAAAAGCAAGACAAGCAAAAATGAACTATATTATTAATAGTGAAGTAGATAAACTTTCCTATGTTCCTAATTTACAAAAAGGAGACAAACTTGTAAATATATATAGAGTCAAAGATTTTTATGATAACTCCGAGAAAGATACTGATTTTAAAATGTATAAACCACTAGGAGACATAATAGTTCCTGAAAACGATATATATAACAAAAACGAGAATGATGAGAATTATCCAAAATATAAACAAAAAATTAATACTCGTAAATCAACCAATTATTTAAAAAATGGTCCAAGATTATTAAATGTATTAGTATCTGGTCCCGATTTGAAACCACCAAAGGATTTTAAATTAATATATCAATCGTTAAGGATATCAGGATATAGAAGTGGAGAAGAAGGATATAGTGTATGGAGACCCATACCACCACAGGGATATGTCTGTTTAGGTGATGTTTTTCATATATCTGCAAGAGGAGAAAAACCAAATAGAAACATTATTAGATGTCTTCCAATTGAGTGTGTAGAACAAATAAGCAATGTACCTCAAAATTATTCTTTTCAAACACCAAATAGTGTAATGGATTTTAATGGAAGTGCAAATGTGGTAGTAAATGGTGTTGGTGAAATAAGAGATACTGATTCCATAAAATATCCAAATTGTAAGTTATACTATAATTTAAATAATCAAGAATTATTGCCTAAAATAATAGATAATGAGAATTCCAGAAATCCTGATGGAACTCTCAAAAATAAACAAGTTTTAGATTATCAGTTGAGTCGTCTTAATTTATTTAGAGGTTCTTCCAGTTCTTCCGATAGTTCAATTAAATTTTATAAAATAAAATCTGAATATATATATGACGATTCTTCATTCTTAACACCTAGAACCGATTTATCACTAGTATCTAAGGAAAAATTCTCAAAAGATTATAGTATTTTAAAAATATACGAAGATTAAGATTAATTATCTTAGATATATAATAATGGTATTTAATATTCCTCTTTCTGTATATCAATACCTATTAAGGTTAGCAGTAGCAATAACTGTAATAGGTTCAATTTATTATTATAATTTACCAACAACTAATCGCATAATGAAAATATCTGCAGCATGGTTTATGATTGCTATGGTATTCAATTTAATTAATATGGACGTCACCCTAGGACACTATCAAAAAAATACTAATAAAATAGGACCAAAGGGTGTAGTTGGAAAGATAGGTCCTAAGGGATTTAAAGGGGATTCATTTACATGTGGAAGTATTTGTGGAACTAATACAAAAGAATATGAAGGAGACAATATAGATGAAAATGGTAATTTAAATCCTTCGGAAAACATTAAAATAGGAAAATGTGTATTTCCATTCACCTATAAATATACTAGTCAGTATGAACCAATAAAGGCTTGTAAGGGAGATGAAACATTTGAACAGAGTCTTAGATGTTTTGATGTTCAGTCAAATGGAACTCCTATAGATTCTAAAATCCCTATAAATGGTAATGAAAGTGGTGTATGCGCAACTAAAATAGACTTAATTAAAAAAACTCCACTTAAATGGGCATACACACAAAACAGTGAAAAATTAAAAAAACTACGCGAAAAAAATAATGAATTGGCAAATTCTGAGGCACAGTTTCAAAAAACCAATACTGGTATTGTTGATATGCAGATAGTATCAGGTGCAAAATCAAATGTAGAATGTCCCGCTGGTTACAAAAAAATAGAAAAAGATTTAAATGAAGCTTCAAGTGGAGCATATGTCTATGCCTGTAAAAAAGATGGAACATCAAGTATAGGTGTAGGTCATATAGGTATAGCAAGAAACGCGGAATCTTGTGAAGATGTGGATAATTTAGATCACGATGATATTGTAAAATTTAAAAAGCTTCCTGTGGATTTAAATAAAGATACCGAAACAGCAGGTTATAGACCAGAAAAGTTATATATGTGTTTAGGTTATACAAGTAAAAATTTTATAACAGATATCCAATTTAAAAATGAAAGTGATTTTGATAATTCCGATTTTAAAATGATTAACACTGATTTAAATGAAGGCACAGATGGAAATCCAATTTATTTATATTATTCAAAAACTAGATTAGATTTTACTACATTGAATACTGCATTCCTCTTTAAAAATCAATTATATTTTTTCATAAGAGATAAGTTTTATAGTTTAAATAGTAAGGGCAAAATGTCAGTTCCAATCGATATAAAAAACAAATTTGGTAAATTACCTGAAAACGTAGATGGAGCTTTCATTTTCAATAGAGACGATAAACTTTATTTCTTTTCTGGAAACTTAGTGTATCAATATAATCAAAATAAAATGAAATTAAGTGAAGGATATCCTAAAAAGATAGAAAATGTTTTCAAGGGTATTCCTAGCAACATTGATTCAGTGTTCTCTAGTCAAAATGATGGAAATACTTATTTCTTTAAAGATAGATTTGTTTATAAATTTAACACAACGAGTAATAAAGTAGAAGAAGGTTATCCTAGATTAATAAAGACAAGATTTCCAGGAGCACCCGACAACCCTGATGCAGTTTTCTATAGTTCATTAGATAATAAAACATACTTTTTAAGAGGAAATAGATATTGGTTATTAAAACCCAATGAGAGTGTTGAGGCTGGTTATCCAAAACCAATAATGGATAAATTTCCAGGACTAGGTGTTATACCAGAATCTCAGACCTATTTCACATCTGCCAATACATTTAGTGATAGTCATTACTTTTTCTTTGGTGGAAATGGAAGAAAATATATGTACAAATTAAACAAAAAAACATTAAAACTTGGTCCAGGAAAACTTATTTCTGAAACATTTAAGGAAGCACCTAATCAATTTGACTGCATGTATTTTAATGACATAACTCGTAATTACTATATGTTTAGTGGTATGTATGTTTATGTCTATAAGGGTTCAGCATACTCCATGACACACAATAGAAAAATGGCTGCTTTATTATACACCGAATTACCTGATAATATAGATTGTGCTTTCAAAGTTCCTAATGATAGAAGTGTTTTCCTATTAAAAGGTATCACATTATTTAAATATACACTAAACGAAGATAATGAAACATTCTCATCAGAAGAAACAATTGATTTATCAAAATCTCTTCCAAAATTATTCAATGAACGCCAGTCATTAGATGCTGTGGTTTATATAGAAAAGAGAAATGGTTTAGATGTTTTTGCAGCTATACAAGGAATAAAAACAGCTAAATTTTCATATAATCCTAATAATGAAGATAATGCCTTTAAATTCAATTTAATAGATACTAAATTGGATTTTTTGGATTCAGATGTAAGTTCATTCTACTCTGTTTCTAAAAAACAGGGATTAAAAGTAAGACAGAATTAGCATAAATATGATTTTTTGTATAATACAATATCATCAATATTTATACTCTTTACTTGACTATAATTTGGTCTTCCAAAACTTTTATTTTTTTTGTTTGGTTCTATTGAATTTATACTCATGAACACTTTATAGTTTCCATTTTCTAATTCTTCAGTTATAACTCCATAGAATTTTACATTCTGACTAGTTAAATTGATATAAGGCACAGAATCAAAATTTAATTCTCCATTATTTACCAATACTTTAGTTCCTAGTTTTAATCTATCAGTAGGTGGTTTATAGTCTAAAATAAATGTTTCAAATGCTTCTTGAAATGATATTTTTAATATTTTATCAGTAGAATCAATAACTTTTTCATATGAAGATTTAGTTTTAAAGTAATAATTATTTAATGCGGTATTAATCATTTTGTAATAAATATAGTTCTTTTTGTTGTCTATTGCTACTATTGTTGCTGCAACATAGGCATGAATATAGTTATAATCATACTCTTCTTTTAATAGATTTTCTACTGGAGTATTGACTACTGTTCCAGGAAACTTTTTAGGAGTTCTTACAAATGTTTTTTTATCAAGTAGGAATACGACGGATCCAACTGAAATACAGAAATTACTAGGCAATTCAGTAAAACTCCATTTCTGAAAATTGTTTGTTGGAACGCAAGTTTTTAAAGTTAATGAAGAGTCTAAATTACTAGTTAAACAAAGATTTTCATTTGTTCCTATATTTGAATTAGATGACTTATATTTTATGTTTCCATTGGTTTCTTTTATGAATTGTTGTCCTCTTTTTTCAGAATTACATCCTTGAATTGTAGCGTGAGAATTAGGTAAAGCTCTTCCATTTTTGTCTAAATTAGCTGATAAGCAATAGTTTGTATTATTTTTTAATCTAATTGTATTGTCACCTTTTAAACTAAAATTTGTTCCAAAATAATCGGAATCCCTACATCCACCCATTCTTAATTTAGCTTTAACTGGTGTGGGATTATAACAAATAGGTTTTTCGCAAAAGTTAGTTTGACTATTAAATTTTCCATTAAGTGAATCACACGTTTTTTTATCTGGGGTCATAAAAAATCCCTGTGTTTTATTGTAATTCATGCACACATTATCTTCTACTGTTTTATTTTTAGGAATAATAATGGAATGCTTATTGAAAACATTATTACATACTTCAAAACTACAATCAGAAATTCCTCTTTCGGCTGAAGGTTTTCCTCCCATGATTCTGCAATCCTCCACTGGAACTGTAATTTTCATTTCTCCGACTTTATTTTCCCTAGGACAACTATCAAGTTTATTAATATAAAATTTGGTTGAAATGTCATTATTGGTTGCCATTTTTATATTACAGGATGGTTTATCGACCCTTGTTCCAGTTAAATTTCTACAACCTTGATTATCCATTGGGATATTTGCTATAAAATTACTATCATCGGTTCCATCTAATGATGATTTAATAAAAACCGATTCTCTCATTTTTTCCGACAATGAAACTCCCTTAATAGGTTTCAATTCCTGATAATAATCATTCCAATAACTATATGGAACATTTACACATTGTTGATTTCCGTTACGATTTGTTTCATAATTTATTATTTTATAATCACTATCAATAACATCATTTAGGTTATTGTATAAATTATACTCTGTAAATTCACCATCTGTATATGACCTTATTACCTTAAAACAACATGCTTCTTTATTTAAACTATCTACATTTTTATTATCTAAAAATAGGTTATCGTTAATAATATCAGATGTGTCCTTGATTTCATATAATGGATTGTCTAGATCACTTGGTGGTCTAAGACTTAATTCACTTCCCTTATTCCATGGTCCAAAATATTTTCCACCAGTATTCTTATCTATATTATAACTCATTGAGAAATATCTCATGGTTGATTTTGTATAGTCTGATGAAATATTGTATTTAGTCCATAATCCAATTTCTTTATTAAACCATACATTATCTAATTTTTTTAAACTTCCAACATCTTCTTCAAATGAAAATTCAATAGGTTTCACTAAATCAGCTCTAACACAATAAATTATTTCTCTTGATGGAGGTGTTGAACCTCGCTCAAATTTAAAGACATTTGATAAAGCAATATATCCATCGGGAGCCTTTGGTTTCCAAATAGAAAAGTATTGTTCATCTCCTTTTATAATGTTTCCATTATTGTAAATTTCAGTATAACCAATTGGCGGTTTTACTGCACCATTTACTAATGTAGTTCTTATATTACTTATTGGGATTTCACCCTTAAAAATCTGATTTATGGGTACTTC